ATCTCTATACGCTTCACCAAATCTTAAATCACCACTCATTCTTTACCTTTAAGTAACTTGTTCAGTTCTGCGGTTGAACCAACAAAGATGGCTTTGTCAATCTTGGTATCACCTTCTTTTGGTTTACCATCCATTGTACGCATTTGTTTTTGTACTGCAAGTAGTTCCTTATTTGCATCTACCACATTTTTTAACAGTGTACCATACACCTCAAATGCCCTAGGATGTTGTCCTGCTTTTGCAATGTTGAGTATTTCTTCCATGGCTTCTTTGCCTTGGTCGATTAGTTCCTGTAGATTATCTTTTGTTTGGTTATATGCATCTTCCAAATCATTTTTTAAATCGGGACCATTTTCTGGTTTTGTAACCACCGGCAACAAAGGCTTTTCTTTTTGTTCTACCGGTGTTACATCAAATAATTTTTCCATGTTCTTGTCAAATGTATTCATAGTTTTTTAAATTAATTATAATGCTGCAATTCTACTTTGAAAATCGGCAAAACTGGATGATGCAGCAACAATTACTTTCAAGTTTGCAAGAGGTAGTGCTGCAGCTCTTTGTGTTGTGCCATTTGTAAATATAACATTTCCTGTATTTACAATATTTTTACCACTCAAATCTACGCCTGTTGGATCACCAGAAGATGGTAATATAATTTTACCATTACCATCAAATTGCCATTTTTGTTTCAGCTGCGTTATAGATTTTTCATATCGTCCATCAGGACTTGTATAGACAATTACATTCATTGTTTCTGTATAGTCTGTATTTTCTGCAATCGTTACGGTTGTGTTGCCAGTACCAACAGTTGTACTTGTTGCTGTGTTTGCTTCGGGTATACCAACATATGTAAAGTCACCCCAAGAACTACCATTTGCGCCAAGGTATGTACCTGATAGAGAACCATCTACAGGCAATTGATAAACAACTGCATTTGTGTTTGCGTTATTTGATGATAGAGGAGATAAATTTGAATTCGAACAATCAATGAGGCAATTTTATACTACAGCAAATACTCGTGTCCCTAATAATCAATTTGAATTTGCAAGATTTTGTTATGGTAATATGGCTTCTTGTAAGGATGGTGATGTGGAACAATGTATTAGGAACGATGTATAAGGAACATTATATAAGGAACATTATATAAGGAACATTATATAAGGAACATTATATAAAGAATATTATTTATTGAATATATTATATTTATAAAAATATAATATATTAAATAAATATAAATGGCGACTACAACGGCATATCCCTATTCATTCGATTCGATGTCAAGAATAGGCAATGATAATCCTGCTATTGATCAGCGAAATATCCAAAATATAAATAATGCTAACTATAATTTAGAGAACTTTTATCCAATGTGTCCTATGTCAACGGCTATAGATTTTGCATTAACTCAACCAAATGTATTTTATAAAGGTTCACACGAAGGAGGTGTTAAAGGATGTGAAATTGAAGCAAATAATGAATTGAAATATACTCATATTACACGACCAGCTTGTAAATTATCGCTAGTTACAAGGCCGTTCGTAACTGTTCCTTATTTAGGAAAAGGTTACGGAGACTGTGGTATAGAATCACAATTAAGAACAGGTCAATTTGATCTAAATAAAAAGACGGTTAATAATACAATGGAACAAAGTTTTGCAGCGTATCAAAATTACCCTTTAATTGATAGTATTAAAGAAACCGTTTCAAATAGCGCATATATGATAGAAGATGATGCTATGAAAGGATGGCAACGAGGCGGTATGAGTGCTCGTGAATTTGCAAGAGCTCAAGAGGTTAAGCAATAGATTGAGCGGGTTATTTGAATTCATTATACTATATAATTCGTTAAACATTGTTTAAGTTGTTTTTTATTATATATTTATTTATATATATATAAATATATATGGCATTATTTAAAATATTGGCTAAAAAAACAAAAAAGTTTAAAAATTTTGGAACTAGAAAATTTAGAGATCTTAGAAAAAGATTCTTAACAAGAAAAGCGACGTCTTTAAGCCCTAGAACAAAACTTGTTACGCAAATACAAAGAACATACAGAAACAAGGCAAAAACTAAAGAAGAATTAAGGAAAAAACTTAAAGAAACGCAAATTTGGGCTGCTCGTGAAAATGCTGATATTAATAGAGCCAGTGCTATTATTACACATAATAAAGAACAATTAAAAAATAGAACTGCATTGGACGGATCAAGCGTAAGAATGACTAGGGGTCATAAACAAAAATTAGAACAAGAAATTCAGGACGCACAATGGCTAATAAATTCTCATAATAGGTATAATTATAGAGCACAAGCACGCGAATTAGAGCAACAATTATTAGGAAAATAGAACCATCTATAAGCAAAGCAAAGCAAAGACAATTATAAGAGATGTATATATTATTTTTATATTGTCATATAATATATGACAATATATGACTTTGTAAGAAATAAAACAATAAAATTAGGAACATTAGGCAATAAATTTAGATTAACTACAAAAAAAAACAGAAACATATCTAAACAAATGTTGCGTCAAAACCCTAAAACGCAACTTATTACGCAAATTCAACAATCATATAGAAAAAGGTTGAAACATAAACGTGATATAGCTAACTTTCCAAAAAAGCGAGCAACACGAAAAATTATGACCGCGTATAGAATTGCATCAGCAAATCCAAATCTTGAAGAATGTTCTATATGTTTAGCTCCTATGTTAAACCCAGCCGCTACAACAACACTTTACCGGTGTAAACATATATTCCATACTTCTTGTATTAAAGGTTGGTCTATACCAAAATTTCAACCTCGTTGTCCTGTATGTAGAACGCGAATATTATATTATGAAAACCCCACTGTTGTAAGACCTACATTAAACCAACAAGCATTCATTAGAAAACTTAAAGCAGCACAAGAACTAGCAGCTCATGAAGACACCAAAATTGCTGAGGCTAACTCTATTATACAGGAGTCTAGAAGAAAATTAAAAAAAAGAACAGCACTTGACGGATCAAATGCAAAAATGTCAAGGAAGGAAATGAAAAATTTAAAGCAACAAATAGACGAGGCAACACAAACACTTATTAAACATAGCACTTATAATAATAATAGAACACTTGCAAGCCAGTTAGAAAATGAATTAATAGAAAATAGAATAAAAGAGCGAACGAAAGCTGAAGATGAGGAAAAGAGTGAGCGTGAACGCGAGCATCGACGGTCTCTACGGCTCCAAGCTAGACAACAATATGGTGGAGCTCATTGCCACGAATGCACACATCACTAATATATCTTTAAATAATTTTACAATATATTATAATATTACAATATAAATATTCTATAATAATATTATAATATATGTTATCTAATACTATCAGCAGTTATTATAATAATATTCATAATATAAATTATGATTGTGAATTTGTATGTACTTATAAATTACATGATGACGACGATGATAGAAATTTATGTTATCAACTGCAATTATTACAGGCACTTAAAATTTCTAGTTATGACAATACAATATTGACATCGCATATTGAAAAAATCAGCTATTTTTTACAAAATAACTCAGAAATAAATGCTGTTATATTATTATTAAAAGAAAAATATAAAACTACTAATATTGCTTTTATGATTGATGATAATAACACTAATGCATTATTTCAACTTCTTTTTAGTTATGAATATTTTGATATATTTCATAAATGTATATCTAATTACATACATGATAGAAAGGATAATACTGATCTAGATTTATCAAGACTCTATTTTGATGAACTTAAGAAACTCATTTCATTATAACGCTACATTTGCTATTTATGATTATTTTCTAATATAATCACAAATAACCATTATTCTTTAATATAAATACTGTTGCATAATTTTTTTATTATTTTATCTTCATTATTTTCTTTATTATTTGCGATCGCAACCAATGTATGTGTATAATAACTTTGCTTGTTTTCGTTATTCTGAAAATCCGGATTTTCTTTCGTCCATTTACTTAGAGCATAAAATTGCTTTGTTGAAACAACCTTTATTGCTCTCTTTATTTTTTCTTTATTTATATCTTTCTCCCAACTATCATCTTCCTTAATATATAATGATTCTCGCTTTATATCAGTACAATGAATAGGTCTCTGATAAAATCCTAATTTATTTATATTCTCAATTATTACATTACTTAACCCATTAACTAAACCATTATGTTTTGTATAATCAAGCTGTTGTAAACTAACTTCTATTGACTTTATAAAATCACTCATATTTATTGCATCTTTACATTTCTCATTCAAAAATACCTGAATATTAAATTTTTGATTTGTTGTTGTAATATTATTACCTACCTTCGGGATCAACTCTTTTATAGTATCAGTCAATTCTTTTATCTGATTCTGTTGTTGTTTCACAACATTCATTATCAATTCTTTAGATAAAGCCAATGAATTATCCGATTTATCATTCAAATATACACTTTCCTCATTCATACATTTCTTTTTATGTCTATAAAGTCCCGAGCTGAATTTATATGACTTGTTGCAGTTTTTACACTCGAATTCAATCTGGGGTTTTTTGGGGTTTTTTTTTGTATCATTTGTATCATTTTGTCTGTTTTTATGTTTTAGCGTTGACAAATGTCTGACATAATCTTTTTTATTAGACGATATGAAATCACAAATTTCACAAATGAAATTTTGGGGTTTTTGGGGTAAAATTTTTGTATCCATTATATACCATATAATGATACATTAAAAAACCCCTAAATTATTTTTTTATAAAATTAATGTTTTTAAAAATATTTATGGTTTGGTAAATTTCATTCATTAAAAACTTTATAAGATCTTAATGCTCTAAACCTGTTTTTTTTACCAATTTTTTATAAAAGGTCAAATATACTTAAAAATGGACATTTATAAATGTCCTTTTTTCAAAAAAATTATGAAATTTTATTTCTCAAAAAAAACACAATAAAAAAGGTTTATAAAACTGATACCATAAAAGGGATCAGAACTTTAACTACGAAAAAATCGCAAAAAAGTGAAGGTTTTTGCGATTTTTTATCAGTGAATCAAATAAATAAATAATAAATAATAAATAATAAATAATATTAATTATGAATATATTTTTTCTATATTTT